CCTAAATAGTCTATTTGGTAAAAAGTCTGTTCTTAAGAAATAATCGCCTTTGTTGACATTATTTTCTCCTGTAGGAAAGCTGGTTCCAAATCCAGCTGGATATCCGCTTGGTGCTACACCGTCACCATTAAGATAAAATCCATAGTGTGAAGCGGCCGGAGTATCTAGTGTTGCATTTACAGTTTTGTCACTCGATACTCTATCAGTAGAATTTACGTTATCTGTTCTAATGTTTCCTCTTTCATCGATAGGTGCAACATAGTATTGTTTGTAATTGAATCCTGACTTTGGTGCGTCAGCTTCCGCCTGTGCAACAACTTGATCATTTATTGTTTTTTCTCTGTTAAAAGTACTCATGTAACTTGCTAATGAACCGGAAGTTTCTGCATCTCCTAATATATCTCTAAATTCTTGAGAATCAACAAGTGATTTTAATTTGACTCTTAAAAGATGTGGCCACCATGTTTGTGAAAATCCTTCCGCGGCCCTGTTTACATCTTCAATTACATAATATCTTTTTAGTGCAATAGGTATACTTGCATCCAAACTAAAATCATCTTTCATGTGAGGGAACTCTATAACATCTCCAGACATAGGTTTTCTTCCTATTCTTTCCACTGTGTCGTTTAGATGCATTGTTAGGAACAGTGTATCGTTCTGTAAGAACATACCAAACTGCGATAAATTGAAATCAATATCTTGTACATTGTATATGCCTCTAATAGTATAGATGTCGTCGGCATATCTTCTATCTCTGTTTTCTAAAAACAATAAATCTTGGATTGTTCTTTCATTTAAGCTATCACCTGAATATTGCGGCTGTGTAGGTGACTTTGCACCGTCCTTATTTGTGTCACCTTGATCGTAAGGTCCTAGATATTTGTGAAAATGCAGGTCAGTGCCACCCACCGTAAACATCTCTAAGATGTTGCGATCAAAAAATTTGTAATCATTTCCTTTTTCAGGTCTAAACAGCGATAATCTTGGCATAGTAGTGATATTTATGGTTTGCCCTTTTACAATAAATATCCTATATGTCAGAGCTACAAACATTACAACAAGAAGTATTCGAATACGTTAAAAACAATCTTGGCGAGGGCATGATTGACGTAGAGTTAGACCCAAAACACTACGAAACAGCACTGGAAAGAGCGATCAATAGATACAGACAAAGAAGCTCAAATGCAGTTGAAGAATCTTATGCTTTTTTAAAATTGACCAAAGACCAAAACAAGTATGTTTTGCCAGATGAGGTCATTAATGTAAGAAAATTGTTTAGAAGAACAGTTGGA